AATCGCTAATGGCGATGTAGTATGGAATATAAATACCACGAAACAAAAGAAGGTAAGAAAGCTCGTAAGGGTTTATATTACAATATCAATCAGCGTAAGAAAGCTGGCACATCAAGATCTAAAGAAAATTCTACTATATCTAAGAAGGCTTATAAAAGTTTATTAGCTGGTTTCAAAGACTAACTTTTAACATTATCCATCACATACTTATATCTATTCCAAATAACATTCTCTGGTTTCCAGAAATGCTCTTTGTTAAACTTCATCTTAACATGATGGATCATTGTAGTGTGATCTCTATTTCCTAGGATAACTCCAATCTTAGTGAATGGCATATCATACTTATCTCTTAAAACATTAATCAATATTGATCTTGCAATTACTGCCTGCTGTATTCTAGTCTTAGCAATAATATCATTTACATTTACACCTAACTGATTAGCAACAATTGATAATATCTCTTTAACATTCTCAGGTACAACTACATCATTAATAGTTACATACTTAACCACTTCTTTAATAACAGTATTCTTATATCTGAAATTGTTTCTAAAAAATTGTCTGGCTAATTTATATCCAGTTCTAAAACCTGTACGATAAATCTTTTTCTCTCTTTCATCTAAGTTTGCAAAACTATTAAATGTATATCTTAATTTAATTTCCTTTTTGAATTCTCTTGGCGTCATAATTATCCTCTTTCTGTCTTATATTTGTTGATCTAACTTTAACTTCTCCAATCTTAACCTTAATAAACAAACCTGATCTACTAGGATCAAGTGCATGTTCTGCTGTGTCAAACTCTTCTACATAAGTAAAAGTGCATTCACCCTTTTTAAGTCTTACAACTTTCATTACTTTTTCTTTTGTCTAAGTTGTTTAGTCATCTTGCAATAGATAGATAAATCATCATAGCTATCTGCTTTATATTTTTTTGTGCAGCGATATAGTTTAAGTGCCATCATTATATGACCAACATCTTCTGGTTCTAATGCAACTTTAATTTTATTAAATAGAACTATAGAGAATAGTTCTGCAAGTAATGCAAAGTTCTCTTCGTAATCTCCATACTCTTTATGACGATCATCTATAATTTTCTTTTGTATTTTTTCTTCAAGACTAATGAAGTCTTCACTATTTATCATATATTCCTTTTCATTGTTTACTCTACCCCTAGGGACAACGAAAGGGTAGGCATGACTGCCTGATGAAACCCTAGGGATAGAATGAATAGCAGTATTACCTACTATTAGTATTGTCTATTACCGAAAGACTTATTGCTTGTAAATGGTTTCTTTTGAAATCCACCAGCTTTAAATCCAGGTTGTTTATTTGCTCCTGCTGTTGCTTGTGCTTCTTTCTTGGTTAAGATCACAGTGTAACCACCTGTTGGGTTACCTTCTATGTCTGTTCCATCAAACGCACAGTAGTCATACCAATCACCATTGATGTTGCAATTCATCTTCCAATTTTTTCCTTCTGGAGCTTTTGGAGAATTAGGTGCTACCATTACTGGTTGATTGTCGCCTGCTTTTTTATTTACGTTTGGAATAAGATTTAAATATATCTTATTCTTTGGTTGGTCGTTCATTATTATACCTCATTTTGAGTTGTGATCTCATCACGCTTACTATTAAATTTATTTAAAATAGAATTGTAAGTTGCGAGATCTTTTATTTTTATCTGATCAAGTAGTTCTCTGTTGGCACGCCAAAGGAAATCTAGTTTCGCTGTGTGCGGTGCGTAGTGAACTTTCTTTACCAGTTCATTAATTATACTATCATCATATCTTGTATCGGCTGATGTAGTATCTTTTCCATTCATTGGCTGTACAGGAATATCTAATTCCTCATACTCTTCCTTTGAAGTTATATCTTCAAGAAGAATACCCATGAATGATAAAGCTCGTGATATGGCAAAACTTTCTGCTGAAGAAAGATAGCCTGGTTTATCTCTGTATTGTTTTGATATACCGCTTGATATTATTCTTTCTGGATCGTAGCCAAATATCTTTGCTTGAACTATTACATAACGATCTGAGTGTTCAAGTATTTGGCAATGTATTCCAAAGTCAGTTCCAAACACTTCTCTAAATGCTTTTACCTGACTCCAAACACTAATACATTTTTTTCCATGCTGATTTATATAGCTACCATAACTAGCAGCTAGTTCATTAACTTGTTTTATTTTTTCTTTCATTGTTTCCTTTAGTTGTTTTTTCTATTGAACATGAATGAGCAAATACTTCCTTACCTTTATAGAAAGTACCATACTTATTCTTGCCGCTTGCCTTACCTATGTAAGTTACTTTATCAAATAACTTATCACATATTCTTGCAGAATAAGAATCAATTTCATAGCCTAAATTATAGACTGTGCCATTCATTAATATTATTGTAAGAATTACTTTCATTTAGCAATTAAATAAACTAACAATATAAATATTGTTATTACTAAAAATATTTTAATAAACATATTTCTAAACTCCTTATCTTCTTTTTCTTTTAGTTTACGCATTATAATATCATGACGAAACTGTTGTTTAATTTTGTCATGTTGTTTGTGATAATAATTTATATCCATATTTCTACACATTGTCCCATAGTGATGCAGCTTTACGCACATACTCCTCTTGAATATCTTTCCACATAAAACCTGAGAAGTCTGGTGGTGCAATTAACTTAGCCATCTCAAAAGGATTACCTTTGCAAATATAAACTAAGTTCTGTCTGATCTTTGCTTTAATTAAATCCTGTTGAATTAAAAATTCCATGTACTCAGGAGTAAGTAACTGACATGTATCAGCAGTAAATACATTGTAGCTATCTTGATTAACATACAATAGATGAGGTATCTTTTTAGTAGCATACCAATAGAAAGCACATTGCTTAACGTGATTAACATCAGGTTGTTTAGGAAGATAACCTTTTATCCAACTAAAACCAGCTTTAGTATCTGATTTTCTTTTTGATCTATGCTTGGTTTTTAATTCAATAAATTTATTTTTAGAATCTTCATAATCAATTCTACCTATCTTTGGTAAAACTAATTCTTTAAATTTATGTGAGCAATATCTTTCGCTGGCTGACTCATTATCTAAGCCAATGTCATTAACTGCTTTCACTGTTATCTTAATCATATCAACTAAATAGTTTTTAGTATCTTCGTGTTGCTCTTTATCTGCTTCGTTGTGTGCCTGGTATTTGTCATACTCTTTTAATTCTTCTTCTATGATCTGGTCCAGAGATAATTTTTCATTTAATATTTTTTTCTCAGCATCATACATATACTTAGAAACAAATCTTTGCGAAGCTCTGCCAATAGATACACCAGCAGTCATACGATAAGAGATGTTCATTAATCTACGATCCTCTTGTGTGAAGTGGCAGTATCTAATTAACCAATCACTGTCAGACATATTCTCTTGTGATGGAGAACTGTGATCTAAGTTTAATTTTTTATAAAATTGTAATGCAATATCCTCATCAATATTTTTTATAGATGGAATAATATTAGTCTTTGTTAAATCAATAACCATTTTAAACCTTTCATTGTTTAGATAACCAATACATATATTATTAATTGAAGTCAATGTAAAATAAAGATTGACTGTTAATAACTTTTATGGTTATGGTTAATCTAACGAAAGGATATAATATGAAACTTAAACTACAACTAAAAAAACTACTTAAAAAGTATCATAGAATGTTTGATGCTTTTGGCAACAGAAGGAAAACTAAATGACACTAAACGAATACAAGGAAAAGAATAAACTTAGCAATAAAGATCTTGCAAAGCTCATAGGATTAACTGGAAAGAATCCTATCGTATCTGTGATTAGGTATTTAAAGTCAGAGAGAATACCTCATCCTAGATTTATGAAAGTAATAACAGAAAAGACAGGAGTTCAACCTAATAGCTTTTATGAGGAGTGGTATGAAAACCATAAATTTTGATAAAGTTATTATTGAGTGGATGGATATTAATTCTTGTGATGATGCTTGGAATACTGAGGATCATTTAAAAGATTTGATGCCAGCATCATGTACAACGATTGGTTATTTGTATGAGGATACACCACACTTTGTAAAAACATTTGCAACATTTAGTTTTAATGCTGATGACACAATAGACTTTGGAGACTGTATAGTTATTCCTAAAGGCTGCGTTGTTTCAATTAAGAAATTGGAGAACTGAATGATTGATAAAAGAAAAATGATTTTAAAAATATTAAAATTAAAAATTGATATGATTAAAATACATAAAAAAATACCATCACCTTTTAATCAATTTGTAAAACCAGATACAAACTTAGATAAACTATTTAAATATTTTGAAAGGATAAAATGATTGATACCGAACTGCACGTGGAAGACGTGATTGAGATTTATAATGAGAAAATTCTAGTTCTTAAAAAAGAAATAGATAGATTAAATGAAGAGATACAGGTTTTGCAAATAGAACTTATGCAGGAAAGAGCTAAGAATGAAACTAAGAACGCTTGATTTATTTTCTGGTATAGGTGGGTTTAGTTTAGGTTTAGAATCAACAGGTTTTTTTGAAACGATTGGGTTTGTAGAGAAAGATAAATTCTGTCAAAAGGTTTTAAAGAAACACTGGTCCAACATTAACATTGAGGAGG